GCCATGGCTATCTTCCTGGGCAAGCAGTACCTGGGACAGAGTGACCGGCCCGACCTGGAAAAAGAAGTCGAGCAGTTGAAGGCGTTCGTGGCTATCATGACGAGCACACTGCAGAAAATGAACCCCGATGCGAAAGAGCAGATTCTACAGGCCGCCGAGAAGCAATGCGCTAGTGCAGGACTTCTTCACGCGGTGTAGGGAGGCGACGCCTGAGAGCCGCCTACGGGCACTCATCGCCCCACCGTTCCACACCGTTCTCGACGACCTGGAGCGCAACGAGACGCGCCAGTACTGGTTGAAGGGGGGACGCGGAAGTTGTAAAAGCTCATTCGTCAGCCTCGCCATAGTCCACGGCATACAGACGCACCCTGATACTCACGCCATGGTGCTCCGCAAAATAGCCGATAACCTCGCGTCAAGCGTCTACACGCAGTTGTTATGGGCAATAGACATGCTCGGCACGGCTGACCAATGGAAGGCGGGCAAGAGCCCCCTGGAGTTGACCTACCTGCCGACCGGGCAACGGGTGTACTTCCGTGGTGCCGACGAGCCGAGCAAGATCAAGTCGGTCAAGCTCCGCACAGGATACTGGCGATACATTTGGTTTGAAGAATTCGATCAGTTCGCCGGTGAGGAAGAGCAGCGTAACGTCCTGCAGAGCCTCATGCGTGGCGGCGACACGTTCAGCGTGTTCTGCTCCTACAACCCCCCTCGCAGTGTGCAATCGTGGACCAACGCCGCGAGCATAGAGCCGGTCACCGGCAGGCTGGTGCATCACAGCACGTATGAACAGGTGCCGCCTGAGTGGCTCGGCAGCGCGTTCATTGAGGCTGCAGAGTCGCTGCGGCAGCGCAAGCCTCTGGCTTACGAGCACGAGTACATGGGCACCCCCACGGGGTCAGGCGGTCAGGTTTTCGACAACCTTGAGATCCGCGAGATCCCCGACGACGAACTCTCCCGCATGGCCAACCTGCACAGGGGCTTGGACTTCGGCTACGCCGTGGACCCGACAGCCTACGTGGTATACAACGGCATCGTGATCGCCGACAGCGCAGAGCCGCGCAGTATCGCCGAACTGAACGACCGTGGCCTGTGGATAGAGCCCGCACGCAAGGGGGCAGGCAGCGTAGAGCACGGCATCCTGTGGCTGCAGGGGCTCGACAAGATAGTGGTGGACCCGGCCCGGTGCCCGAACACCGCCCGGGAACTGACGCTGTATGAGTATGCCAGGGACCGGCAGGGCAACTTCCGCGCTGACTTCCCCGACAGGGACAACCACACGATAGACGCGCTCAGATACGCCACAGAGGACATAGCACAGCCCGAGGCCGACAACAAGCCTGTGAGCGCCAAGGGACACAGGATAAGCACCGCACAGCACAAACGACAACAAGGAAAGCGATTCGCATGAAACTAAGACAGCGATGGGACAGATTCATTAATAAGGCACAGGTGGCACTGGCCGAGATGACTGGCAAGAAAGAGCCAAAGCAGGAGTACAACAGCACCCCTCTCGGCGCACCCGGAACGCGTATATACAGCGGCGTCATGGCTGAGGAGTACCACCGTGACCTGAACAGCGTGACGAAAGCATACGACGTCTACAACCGTATGCGTTACGCTGACGGGGCCTGCCATGCCCTCCTGCAGGCAGTCATGCTCCCGATCCTCGGAGCCAAGTACGACGTTGAAGCCGTCAGTGAGGACGCCACCCACCAGGAGCAGGCTGCACTCGTGAGGCACAATTACTTCTCAGGCATGAGCAATTCCTGGGAGGAGCACCTCGCCGAGGCATTCACGTTCCTGCCGTTCGGTTACTCGCTGTTTGAAAAGTTGTGGCATGAGAAGGGTGTGGATTGGGCCATACCAGCCGGTGACGAGAGCAAGAAAGTGGCCCTAAAAAAGGGCTTCAAGATGTATAAGAAATTCGCGTTCAGGAGTCAGCGCACCCTCGAAAAGTGGCTTTTCAATGAGGACGGCTCATTCAACGGGTTCAAACAAAAAGCGAAAGACCCCAACGGCAAAGACTGCAACCCTGATCTTGTAGCACCGAATATCCTCGTTTTCACCAACCATAAGGAGGGCGACAATTTCCAGGGCGTGTCAATGTTTCGACCTGCCTATAAGCACTGGAAGGCCAGTGACGAGGTGCGCGAGATAGACATCATCGGCATAGAGAAAAACGCGCTCGGCCAGCCCTACATCCAGGAGATCCACATCGAGGGCAAGGCAGGCATGGTGAAGCCTGCCGACCGCACCGATGCCCTGGCGAAACTGGAGGCCCTGCAGGCGCACGAGGAGATGGCTCACTATATCCCCAAGACTATGGAGTTGAAAGAACTTGAGGGGAAGATGAACACGGATGCCATCCAGAACTCGCTGCGGCACCACACTACTATGATGGCAATGTCCATCCTGGCCGACTTCATGCTGCTCGGCGTAGTTGCCGACAGGGGAGCACAGAGCCTTGGTGACACCAAGATCGACTTCTTCTATAAGTCGCTCACCAGCAAGATCGACACGTTTCTCCGCGTGCATAACCAGTACGCAATCCCGGCGCTCATAGACGCGAATTACACGGTCACCGATGGCCTGTATCCTCGGCTGGTGTGCATGGGCCTGACACAGGAGGATATGAAGGCATGGGCCGATACACTCGGCGTGATAGCCACCACATCATTCCTCCCGCCGTATATTGAACTCACAAAACATATAGCCAAGAAACTTGACCTGCCAGAGCCCCCAGAGGGCATTGAGGACATAATCAATGTCAGGTGGAGGAGGGAGCAGGAAGCGGCAGCCAACGCTCCTGGCGGCAACATGGCCGCCCCACCCCCTGCCCTGCGCGAGTGGGCACTCTCGGAGTGCTCCTGTGGCACACAGACCGGCACACCCCGGCAACTCACCGACCGCGAGAGAGCACTCGGCCTGTCGGAGGAGCACCTGCGTGACGTGCGTGATCAGCGTGAGGCGATAGAGGCGCGGTTTGTCGAAAAGGTGAGCCCTGTGTGGGAGGCCATGAAGGCTGACCTCGCACGGCAACTGAAGAAGAGCGGCGACCCCTACGCCCTCAGTGTGCCTGACAAACTGAAGGCACAATACCGGGCACTCCTGCGCGAGGCGTGGGAGGAGAGCGGCAAGGTCGGCGGGCAGGCAGTCCTGCGAGAGCTCAAGAAGGACGCGAAGGGGTGGGAGAAACTGAACACCCAGGCAGCAGACCTCGCCAGCCACGCGCTGGCCGAGAAAGACTGCCGTGACCTCGTGTATTTCGTGCAGACGCAGGCAGCACTGAAACTTGGAAGGAAGAGCAATGGCGAAGGGCAGCAGTGACGGCATAGATTGGAAACGCGATGGCAACGTCATCGTGAAATACCTGCCCTCTATCCGTGAGGCCCTGGGGCGTGGTGACCGCGCTACCGCCAAGGAGCTCGTGCGAGAGCTCGGGCACCAGGTGTATTTCCCCCGCATCGACGAGGTGCTGAAGGAGTACGACAACCCGTCAGCCCCTGCCCCCACCCTGTGGGGCGCGTGGGGACCAGAGACAGACCTCGTAGCGCAGGGCACTAGCAGCATCGACAGCACGTTCCTGCCGAATGCGGGCTACCTGATGACGAGCAAGGGCTTCACCACAGCCCGCATTACCGCCGCCGAACTGGCAGGCGTCAAGGGCGCAATGTATTCGGCCTCCATGGAGGCAAACTCCTGCGCTCTGTGCCGGGGCCTGGATATGCTGGAGGTGCTCGTGCCGTCACAGCAGTACGACGAAATAGCGCCGCCACAGCATTGTGGCTGCTCCTGCCTCATGGTCTACACCGACGAGGAGGAAGTGGGCTACGAGCCCAACATAGTGCCCGATTGGCGCTCACGTGCACTGGATCAGGCCAACGCCGATCCCGCCGTCAAGAAGAAGTACGACAATTTCACCGACCTCGTACGCAAGAATGGCCACGCCAATCCCTGGTGGGAGGCACAGACGGAGAAAAACGACGTGGACCTGCGCGTCACGCAGCGTGTGATACAACGCCTGCAGGACAACCTGCTGGCCGATATGCTGATTGACGAGGCAGGCGCGTGGTGGAAGGAAACAGAGGAGGAAGGCAATGACACTACTGACTGAGCATATACGAGAGCACCAGGACGCCTGGCGGCTGACCGAGACGGCCCGGGAGGCGCAGATATTCCCCTGGGGCGATTGGCAGCACCCTGAATACGGCAAGATGGTGTTCGACGAGAAGTTCTTCAGCGAGATGATCGCGAACTTCGACGCCAACGTGCGGGGCAAGCGCATCCCCATCGACTCAGAGCACATGGTTGACCCCCTCGGCGCCAAGGGTTATATCGTGAGTCTGCGCATGGTCCCCGGCGTGGGCCTGTTCGCCACGCCTGAGTGGACTGACTACGGCCTGAGCCTGCTGCGCGACGACCGCTTCAAATACTTCAGCCCCACGTTTCGCAACGAGTGGACGCACCCGCAGACGGGCGAGAAATACCGGAACGTCCTGACCGCCGCCGCCCTGACGGTGGACCCGTTCTGTCTCGGCATGCAGGAATACCACCTGTCGGAGGGCTGGCACCGCCAGGACGTGACGCTCGCCGACGCCGTGCAGCCAGAGCCCGAGGTCAAGGAGCAGTCGTTTGAGGAGATCCTGGGGGAGTTGGCGGGGATACACGACAAGGTCAAGGCGCACATAAAGGGTATCAAGGGCGCGCCCGGGACGAGGCATCAACTAGAAATGGTATCGACACTGCTCGGCAGCATTGCTGAGCTCAAGAATAAAAAAACCACAAAGGAGACACCGCAAATGAGCGAAGAGACAATTGCTGCCACACTGGCAGAACCTACTACACCCGCCGAGGTTACCCTGACCGACGCCGAGAAAGAAGCCGTCGCGCTGAAAGAGAAAGTCGCCCTGGCCGAGGCCGCACTGGTCGCAGAGCGCAAGCGCAACACTGAACTGAAGGAGCAGGCCAGGAAGATGAAGGTCGCCAACATGGTCAACGCCCTGCGCGAGAAGAACATCCTGCGTCCGGGCGAGGCTGACAAGTTCGAGGCATACGCCCTGACCCTCAGTGAGCAGGAGGACGCAACCAACGAGGTGCGCCTGACCGAGGGCAAAGAGCAGGTCAATTTCCTGAACGCGCTCAAGTCAATTGCCGAGACCTGCTTCTACACCGCCGAATTCCACACCAGCCCCGACGGCGTGACTGGCAACACACCGGACGTGATCGCCGCCAACGAGGCAGAGGCCGCGAAGGACGAGGCCGTCGAACTCACTGACACACAGAAGGTCAAGCAGTATATGGCCGAGCATAACGTGGACTATATGAAGGCTCTCGTGACTATGCGCGAGCAGGGCCTGATCGCCAAGAGCGAGCCCGTCATCCCCAAGATATAACCCACACGACCACCGCGAGAACAGGCACCGGCAACGGTGCTTTTTTGTTTCCCAAAATTGCAAAAGGAGTGATTTCAAAAATGTCAACAAGACCCCACACCTACAAGGCCGAGGAAACGGCCACCAGCAAACACCACTTCCTCACAACCGGCGCGGCAGAGCAGTCATGCCTCACACAGTCGAGCGCAGGCGCAATCTGCATAGGCATATCCGAAGACGACCTCGTAAACGGCGAAGGCGCGTCAGTCGTTGATGATGACGGCGACGTGGCTTTCCTCCTCGTGTCGGAAGCCTGTGACGAGGGCGCAGAGCTCAAGAGCAACGCCTCGGGCCACGGCATCAACGACGAGAGCAACGCAACACCTGAGAACCAGTGGATCGGCGCAATTGCCCTTGGAGCAGCAACCGCCGCCAACGACGTGATCCGCGTGAGGAAATGCGGCTATTGGAAATACGCATAAGCGTATAGGCACACGGTAAGCAGGGCACCGGCAACGGTGCTCTTTCATTTTCACAATATTCAAAAGGAGTGATTTCACACAATGGCACACGGCGAAAGACTCGCAGATATTTCAACCACTGAGCACCTCTCTAACCTCGCTCAGGCATTCGGCAACACCCTCGAAAGGCCCGAGGATCTCATCGCCCCGGTCCTCTACGCCCCTGGTGAGAAGTTCGAGTACGGCGAATGGAGCAAGGGCAGCGGCTTCCAGTCGCCAGGCGTGGACGAGAACGTCCCCGGCACCGAGGCCAAGGAATTCGCGATGGAGTACTCCATCAAAAACGACACCTGCGTGGGTTACGCAGGCAGGATGAAACTGCCCGCCCGGCACATCAACCAGTACGCAGGCCCGCTGTCCCTCCTGGAGGTCAGGACACAGCAGGTCACCCGGCTTGCATTCGACAGCCGCAAGGCCCGCATCGCCGCCGCAATCGCGAGCGGTAACTGCACCTACACCGCAGCGGCCCATGCGAAGTGGGATGCTGCGTCAGGCAGCGCAATCTTCCAGACCGACCTGACCCTCGGTGTGAACAGTATCTACAACCAGAGCGGCAAGATCCCCAACACCATCTTCATGCCCTGGGACGTTGCCAGAGCCCTTCGCAATAACAGCGAGTTCGTCTCCCGGTATCAGTACTTCGCCGATACCGTGAAGAGCGGCGCGCTTCCCGACGTTATTGAGGACATGAAGGTTGTCATCCTCAAAGGCCGCTACAATTCGGCCAAGAAGGGCCAGACCGCCAGCCTCGCCAGCATATTTGCTGACAACTGCTGGATCGCCTACATCGAGCCCACACCCGATCCCTACTCGCTCACCGCCCTGGCCACGTTCAGACCGGAAACATCCAAGGACATCACGGTCGAAGCCTATTGGGACCGCTCGATCAAGAGCTACTGGGTCGAGTACAACCTCGTCGAGAAGGTCAAACTGATGAACCAGGAATGCCTCTACTGCATCTCCGACTGCCTCACCTAGTCCATACCCACCCTCCCCTCCAGGCAGGGGGCATGATTCGCTCTGCCCCCTGCCAGCACACTCACAAGGAGCACCACCATGGCTTACACCGCATATTGCACCGTCGCACAGGTCCAGAAGGAGAGCGCACCCGCAGGCAAGGCTTACACCACCACCAGCGTGCCCTCAATCAGTGACGTAGAGCACTACTGTGAGCAGATTTACCGGGAAATTAACGCCCGCCTGTCTGCCGTTGGGGTGACAGCACCCCTGGTATCAGCCACGTCACCCATTGCCTACGCGCTCATGACCGACCTGAACGCACTCGGTGCCGCCGCGAAAGCTCTGCGCGTGGCATATGGCCGCGTCGAGCCCAACAGCAGCGATCTTGCCAGTGACCTGCAGGCGCAGTATGACGCGAAACTCGACTGGTATTGTGAGAACGTGGATGGCCTGTCAGACGCTCCCGCAGGCGACAGCCC